AGTAGATTTTGTGGAGGACGAATTGCATAACGAGATACGTATTACGAAGTTAACTAGAGTACGACCACACGCTTGAGGACCAGCAAGTCGCTCATTAAAGGTGTACTATGAAGATTTTTAAATGTTCCGCTTTAGCACTGTGCTTTTTGATGATAGGCAATCTTGCCGATACTATGTACTCTTTTAATGAACTAAATAAAAAAGAGTATCAACTAGATATTAAAATAACAGAGCTAGATAGATTAGAAACTAAAATTGATATGATTTATCAAGAATGTAAATTGAGAGACTCTACAATTTATAGAACGCTTCTAGAATTAAGAGAAGAAGTGACCGGATCAAAAACTATAAACTCAAAGGATAAAATTGCGAAATTATAATGATCCTGTATACGCTGAATGGAGAAAAAGGGTATACAAAAGAGATGGACATAAATGTCAAATGCCCGGCTGCAACTACAAAAGGGCTTTGAACGCTCATCATATCGTTAAGTGGGCCAACGCGACCCATTTACGGTTTGATGAAAACAATGGCATAACGCTATGCTATAGATGTCATAAAACAGTAACTGGAAATGAGGCGCAATACGCACCTCTGTTTATGGATATAGTTAGGAATAACAATGGAAAGAATTCCGGCTCTGATACTTAGTAAGAATAGAGCGCCTCAGTTAAGACTACTGCTGGAAAGTTTATACGTAAATGCGACAGGAATATTTGATCCGCATGTAATTTGGACAGCAGACACACAGGCTTTCGAGACTGGATACAAAAAGTTACAATTTGAGTACCAGCACATCAAATGGGTAAGAGAAAAATTTCTTCTATATGATTTTTATGGATTTCTCAATCTTTACAAAGACAGTCACTTTGCCCTCTTTATGGATGACTGCATATTCTATAAGCCTCTAAGATACACAGCAAAAGAACTCATTGATTTTATGAATGATGATACTTGGTGTATGAGCTTAAGGTTAGGCCACAACACAAAGCAAAATAACCCTTCTTCGATAAAAGAGGTGTACTCAAGTCCTGATTTTATTAAGTATGAATTCAAAGACCATAACGCAGACAGTAACTATGGCTTTTGTTTTAGTTGGGATGGCGTAGTATATAAAACAAAAACTATATTAGATTTCTTCGATAATAACGACTTTACTGAGACTGATAACCAATGGGCTATACTTCCGCAAAAGATAGAAAACTTTGCTACTAAAAAAAGAGATAGTATAAAAGAGAACTTAATTTGCTGCCCTAAAGAAAGCCATGTTGTTTGTATGAATTATAATTCTACGCACCCAATGGCAAATTTTCGTTATTATCCTTTAGAAGAACTCAACGAAGGTTATCTTAGAGATCAATTGATTGATTTTTCTAGTATAAACTTTGATGATATAACTGGTACACATGAAATTAGACCTTTCGCTTTACGTCAGATGGTTCTATGAGTCAAAAATATGTAATATTAAAAGATACAAGAGAAAAGAATGGGTGGAACTTTGAGTCTTCAGAACGATGCTTAGCCGTTGCTAAATGGGGACTTAAGACTGGCGATTACACTGCCAGAGGTTTAGAAAAAGAACTTGTAATAGAAAGAAAAGCTTCCACAGGAGAGCTAGCAATGAATCTTGGCAAAAAGCGTAAGGCTTTTGAGGCTGAGATAGAAAGGATGTCTAGCTTTCGTTGGAAGTACATACTATGTGAATTTTCTATAGATGACTTAATGAACTTTCCTGTAAATTCAGGCATACCAAAAAAACAGCTAAAATTCGTTAGAATGAATGGCAAATTTATGTGGAAGAAGTTATGCGAATACCAAGAACAAAATGATGTACAAGTTGTTTTTTGCGATAACAAACAAAATGCTGAAGATAGAGCGATAATGATATTTGATCAAGTTTCGGAGATATTAATACGTGAACAAGCAGATTGACAAAATAAGAGCAATCAATGATGCTTGGCTTAATATTAATGTCGATGAATCAAAGATAATAAATCCATTCAGCTTACAAACAGAAGAAGAGTTCACAACTAAACTTACTTGGTTAATGACTAACCCTGAGTACTTTTCTTTTATATGTAAGCAACTTCTTAATATAGAGATACTACCCACGCAAGCATTGATGCTCAAAGAGATGTGGAATAGAAAGTTCCCAATGCTTATTGCCAGTCGTGGTTTTGGTAAATCGTTCATACTTTCTGTCTATGCAATTCTTAGAGCCTTGTTAATGCCGGGCAGAAAAATAGTTATCGTTGGTGCTGCCTTCCGTCAATCTAAAGTTCTTTTTGAATACATGGATAGTGTGTGGCGTAATTCACCCCTACTAAGAGACATAGTTGGCGGAAGCGGCGGACCAAGAAGAGATGTTGATATGTGCAGACTCAAGATTGGAGAAAGCCAAGTTACGTGCTTACCTCTTGGAGATGGTAGCAAGATCCGTGGTCAACGTGCTAATGACATTATTGCCGACGAATTTGCTTCTATTCCTAGAGAGATATTTGAAAATGTTGTAGCTGGTTTTGCTGCTGTTAGTGCTTCGCCTATTGAGAACGTAAGAAGAATAGCTGCTGAGAAAAAAGCTATTGAGCTTGGAGAGATGACAGAAGACCAACAAGAAGCTCATGAAGAGGGTGCAAACCAAATCATACTTTCTGGTACGGCTTATTATGATTTTAATCATTTTGCTGAATACTGGAAAAAGTGGAAAAGTTTTATAACAAGCCAAGGAGATCCTAAGAAGCTAAGTGAGATATTTGGTGAAGACGGAGTTCCTGATGGTTTTGATTGGCGACAATACTCAATTATTCGAGTTCCTTTTGAACTTTTACCTGAAGGTTTCATGGATGCGGCTCAGGTTGCTCGCTCAAAGGCCACAGTTCACTCAGGAATCTACCAAATGGAGTTTGGGGCATGTTTCTCCACAGACAGCAATGGGTTCTTTAAACGCTCTCTGATTGAGTCCTGCGTGGTATCTCCGCAAAACCCAATAAGCCTACCAAGCGGAGAAATTGACTTTAGGGCAGTTTTAAGAGGAAATCCAAACTGTAGATATGTATACGGGATTGACCCTGCTTCTGAAGTAGACAACTTTTCTATAGTTATTATGGAAGTCCACGAAGACCATAGTAGAGTTGTATATTCTTGGACTACTAACAGAAGTAGACATAAAGAGCAGCTAAAGGCTGGAGTCGCTGAAGAAACAGACTTTTACTCGTACTGCGCTAGAAAAATACGAGACTTGATGAGATTTTTTCCACCTCAAGAAATAGCTCTAGATGCTCAGGGTGGTGGTATTGCTATCATTGAAGCCTTACACGACAAAGACAAAATTAAAGAGGGCGAGCTACCAATTTGGCCTACTATAAACGAAAAGAAAGAAAAAGATACTGATGGTGAACCGGGACTTCACATCGTGGAGATGGTTCAATTTGCCAAAGCCGATTGGGTTGCAGAAGCTAATCATGGACTAAGGAAAGACTTTGAAGATAAAACGGTTCTATTCCCTTACTTTGATTCTGCTACTCTAGGCTTGGCTATATCTGACGACAAGTTAAGAAGTAGATTATATGACACATTAGAAGACTGTGTAATGGAAATAGAAGAACTTAAAGATGAACTTTCTATGATTATTATGACACAGACGACTTCAGGTAGAGATAAATGGGATACGCCTGAAGTAAAACTTCCGGGTGGTAGAAAAGATAGATTAAGAAAAGACCGCTATTCTTCATTGATTATGGCCAATATGTCAGCGAGAAAAATACTTAGAACACCACCACCTAGAATATATGACACAATTGGAGGATTTGCTGGAGGCGAAATAAGAGGCAAGATGGAAGGCCCTGATTATGCTGGACCTGCTTGGTTCACAGAAGGAATGAAAGATGTTTATTAGTTTGGTGTATAATCAATTAGATTAATTCCACAATCATTCCCATTACAATTGAATAGGTATACAATGGCCGACGATAACCCAATAAAAAACCAAGAAAAAACACAAGCTTTTGTCACTTGGTCTGACGATTCTGGTAAAAGGCAAGCTCTAGCCGACACATCCGACAACATTGATTCTTACGATGGCGTCCAAAAGGCTGTAGGTTATAATCGACGGTCATTTTTAGACATTGAACCAAATAGATCTGTAAGAACTGGGTTTACCAGAGAAGATTACAATAGGTTTAGAGGTGCTGAGTCTGTACCAAAAGAACAAAAAAGAGCTATACGGATGTGTATGGCTGCTTATGACAAAGTCGGAATCATTAGAAATGTGATTGATTTAATGGCAGACTTTGCCGGTCAAGGGATAACAATCGTTCATCCTAATAAAAGAATAGAGAAGTTCTTTAGAGCTTGGTTTCAAAAAATCAATGGGATTGAGAGAAGCGAAAGATTTCTAAACACTCTATACAGAACTGGAAATGTAGTAGTAAAAAGAAGAACTGCAAAAATCAGCAAGAAGGCTGAAAAAAGTCTAAGGTCTATGGGCGAGGCTGATATGCAAATTACTGAGCCTAAATTTGTAAAAAAAGAAATTCCTTGGAAATTTGACTTTTTAAATCCTCTTTCTATAGAAGTAATTGGCGATGAATTATCTACTTTTCTTGGCGCTCCTCAATACGCTTTGAGAGTATCTAAGCTAACCAGAGGCTTGCTAGACAAAGGTTTACATTCCAGCACGCCATACCACAA